GGTAGCACTTCTGAACTTCAGAAGATGCTGAAGCAGATGAACGGCAACCAGAGATAAATAAAAAGAAAACGGTATTGTCGTGCCAACAACCAATATCAATTATGTAAGACACACTATATTATGCGATGTTGATCCTAACCAACCTGCTTCCACTACAGTAAATCACTTTAGTGGGACAGAAGGATGGACTACTATACAATACAAAGATTTCAATGGTGATTATGAACCACATGACCATCTGAATGCGGATAGAACTCCTGGCACATACCAAGCAAGGAACTACGACAATACTGTTAGAACACCAGCGCCATATCAGCGCCACGATGTAAACAACGATCCCGTAGAAATCTAATGGCACAGTGGAATAAAGACGAACAGGCATATAGAGCACAGGATACCACTAACTTTGAAGTTGTGATGCTTGCCGATGAAAACGGCAATCCACTCAACAGTTATGGTGCTGCTGCTAACATTCCTATTGCTGCTGGACTGTTAGATGGATATTCACACATCAATAAGTTTGGATATAGAACATCATTTGCTTCTACGTATCAAGCAATCTGGGACGGAACTACAGCATATCCATATATCGGAACTGCTGGTGGAGCAACAGCAACTTCAGGAAGCACGGATGATGCTGGTGCTGTAATCACAGTATCTGGATTGGATGAAAACTATGCTCCTGCTTCGGAAGACATTACTGTTGGTGGAGCAGCAGGTGCTGTCAATTTTATTCGTGTGTTTAGAGCACTTGTAAAAACTCCAGCAGCTGGTGAGACAACTAATGTTGGATTGATTACTATTACAGTTGATAGTGCTGCTAGGGCATTTATTTTAGCAGGAGCAGGACAAACACTAATGTCAGTTTATACCGTTCCTGCTGGCAAAACTGCTTACCTTATGAAGCTCCAATGTTCTGTTGATAAGCAGAAAGATTGTATCTTTAGATTTGTAGCAAGACCTTTTGGTGGAGCATTCAACACCAAAGCACAACTAGGAACATTTGCTACACCTATGAATTATGACTATCCAGTTCCTCTGAAATTTACTGAAAAGACTGACCTGGAAGTTCAGGCAATCTCTGGGAACACCATGGGCGGTGGTGCTACTTTTGATTTGATACTTGTAGATAACTAAATAAAAAGGTAAACCCTCAGCGTTTATCATGAGAGCATATAAAGAGATCAAGCATCTCGCTGAAGAAGCAAAGAAGAAAGAAAAAGAAGAAAAACGCTTCTGTAAACTCTGTCAGAAACCAGAGACCAGAGATGAGTGCTCCTACGGAGAGAAAGCATGGGATCGTTTCGCTGTCCCCATCAGATCCGTCAAGCGCGAGGAAACGGAGCTAGAAGAAGGTGCTGCCTGGACCAAAAAATCAGGGCAGTCAAAAGAAGGTGGACTTAACGAGAAAGGTAGAAAGTCTTACGAGAGAGAAAATCCTGGATCTGACCTTAAAGCACCAAGCAAGAAGGTTGGAAATCCCCGTAGGGCATCCTTTTGTGCTCGAATGAAGGGCATGAAGAAAAAATTAACTTCTAAGAAAACTGCCAACGACAAAGATAGTCGTATTAATAAATCCTTACGAGCGTGGAATTGTTGACATAAGTGAGTATAATTACTAATGAACTACCATAGTATGATGAAACTAAATTCCAACGATATTGTGCGCTTAATGTTAGCGTGTAAAAAGTATCAAGACTTCACAGGTTCTGAATACTTGTGGGAAGAATATGAGCATTTGATAACCAAATTGCAATATTATAAAGAGGAAAATTGCCCCGATGACTAGATAGTGTAGTTGCAAATACCTAATGAAGTTTCTTTTTGCGCTACTTGCTACAATGTTCTTTGCCCTTCCTGCTTGGGCAGTAGATGTCCAGATGGGTGCTAATGGCAACCTAGTATTCGAACCTGCTGAGGTATCAATCAATGCTGGAGAATCTGTTCATTTTATTAACAATATGCTACCACCACATAATGTCGTGGTTGATGGTCATCCTGAGTTGAGCCACGAAGGTCTCGCTATGTTACCAGGCGAAGACTTTACGATTGACTTCCCAGAGGCAGGAGACTATACTTACTGGTGTGCTCCCCACAAAGGTGCGGGCATGATCGGTACAATTCATGTCTCATAATCATAACTATGAACCTATGCCTGCCTGGGTTGCCTGGGCAGGTGTAGGATTGATGATCTTTACGGTCATGATTTTTGTTATCTTCACACTTTCTGTAATGTATTTCGGATGAACCACGCTGACCACTCAACCTTTGAACACCTTATTCATATGTTTCTTTGCTGTCTTGCTGGTCTAGGTATCGGCACCCTAGCAGTCTGGGGATATCAAAAAATTAAAGAATCTAAGAACCACAATCCATGAGGAAGTATATCGTTACGGTAAACGATATCAAGTATGTAGTTTATTCTACAGCATCCGAATGGTTCGTATTAACTTCAGTAATTTCACACATTCCAAACAAAAAAACATGGAGCATTTATTGGGACGGGCACTGCTGATTGTAGCGGTGCCTTTTGTTTTAACTACACTCTACTTTGGAGCAAAGAAAGGTGGATATTACGACACCGATATGTACAAGGGAAATGGAACCGCTCACTAAGAGGCGGTATAATTTTGCTTTATCTTCCTTTGCCAGAATGTATGGAGTTCCTCGTGTAACTCAAGAGATGTCTGACTTTTGTTTAGGTTGGGCATTACATGATGAGATAGCACCACTGGATTGCTTACATCATGTTGACAAATACTTTAGAGATTTATGGATCGAATTACAGAACTAGAAAATGAAAACCGCTGGTTGAAAGAAGAGATCAGAAGATTGAGACATCAACTGGCTATGAAAGAAGAAAAACAATGGGCACATCCAAACTCATGTGTTCACAACCCAGACCCCTGGAAAACATGGAAGTTCAAATAGGCATTCTTATTTTCATGTGTATGTTTGGAGTATTTTTATTTGTAGTTTCGCTTTTTGATCAATGATGCACGAATTAGGACACATAGCAAGAATTGTAATGGAGCGTCCGTGGTGCTTAGGCATCATGGGATTCTCTTTAATATTTGTTCCTATCCTAGGCATGTGGGCAGTCCATAAGTATGGTTGGGAACACTGGGAACCCTTTAGTAAACATAAATAATGTGTTATTTCTACGGTGATCGCTACCTTGTATGCCAAGAGAATGGAATACTTCTTTTAGGGAACCCTGGAACCCTGTGATAAAGAAGTGCTTGGATGGTGTAGATCTCCATACCAAGTTGTATCTTGAAAGTCAAGATACCTTTCATCTGAACCAGGCAGATTTGTTAAGGCTATACGTTTCAAGACTAAAAGATTGGATACATACTACAGAACCAGAAGGATTTCATAGGAATGAACTTACTTCTACGTCCACTGAATGATGTTAATGACCCTGTATGGAGTGTGATACTTAGTATCATGCTCCTTTTGTGTATGGTTACATGGATCATTTACTATATACTAAGAATTGATAAGAACGAATATGGGAGCCATGACACCCCCGAGTCGGAAGAGTTGCTACAACTTCCGAGTGGTAGAGATCAACAGAGTCCTTGACGGAGATACAATTGATGTCACTATTGATCTTGGTTTTGACCTTTATAAGAAAGAAAGAGTCAGAGTTGCAGGAGTCGATACGCCAGAGAAACGAACTAAGGACGACGAAGAGAAGGCTCTTGGGTACGACGCAACCCACTGGCTCGAAGACAAGCTCAATGGTGCTATCGCTGGTGATGATGACCTCGTTATTAGGACTGAGCTTGTTGGGGGTGTTGGTAAATACGGTAGACTCCTGGGATGGCTTTACATTGGAGACGCAGAACTCTCCCTCAATGAGCAAATGATTACAGAAGGCTACGCCTGGTCCTACGATGGTGGAACCAAGCAAAAAGACTTCGAAGAACTCAGAGAAATCAGACGTGCCAACGGAACTCTCTGAAAGTAATCAGTATATTATAAAAAATTAATCTGTGTGTAAAGCAACACTTATAAAATCGTAGCTTATTGTAATACTATTTTTTGCTACATAGCTTATAATCTGTGTAGCAGAGAGATACAATGATGTATGGATTTTATATGCTGGTAGTGTTCGTTGCCATCTTGGTAGCGATTGCTGGCGTCGATGAAACCTTGAAGATCTTTGCTTACGCTGATCTACAACTTAGATATGCGTTCATCCGACTTCAGATGAAGTGGATGGGTTGGAAACTTAAGAGGCAACTTGTTAAGGACACCAACAACTTTGAAAAGTTCCTCAAGGAGTACGACAAATGAACACCAAAATTTGCCCTAAGTGTGGGGCAACTTGGATTGATGATGAACACTACTGGTCTGGCACAGGCAAGAAAGGAAACGAACTAGACTTAGCAGGTTTAGTTTGCAACAACCTAGGTGATGATACTTGTATCAACCCATCCCGTGGTATGGAAGGGGGAGTAACCTGGAAGAAGAGACTAGAAGAATTAGACAACGATCACCCTATGGATAAATAGTCAGTAGTGATCTGATTGTTGTGGCAACTAGTAATGATGT